CCCAGTCGTAGTTCGTAAACCAGTCGGTGAAGCCGCTCCACCACTCCGACGCCTTCGTTCCCAGCTTTGTTGCCAGACCGGTGATCGCCGTGGCAGCCGTGTCGATGTACCCGAGGATCGTCGTCCCGAGCCCGACCCAGTCGTAGTTCGTAAACCAGTCGACGAACCCGCCCAACATCTCCCCGGCCTTGACGGCCATCTTCCCGCCGAGGTCGACGAGCTGGCCGATCGCGGTCTGGATATACCCGAGCAGCGACACGCCGAGGCCGACCCAGTCGACGCCCGCGATCGCATCCCAGATCGCCGACAGCGCGCCGGAGAGGAGCGACAGGATGAACCCGCCGAGGCCGGATAGGTACTGGAGCCACCCCTGGAACATGTCGATAGCAGAGTCGAGCGCGCCGCGGAGGTCTCCCTGGAAAAGGTTCGTAAAGATGCCGACGAGCCCGACGATCATCTGCTTGATGCCGTCGAACGCGGACTTGAGCGGGTCCATTCGCGAGATGATCCCGCCGATCACGGTCCCCACCGCGCCGACGACCGTGGCGAGCACCGACTTGAACGCGTTGAATGCGGCGAGGGCGGGGCCCTTGACGGCGGCGACAAGACGTTGGAATAGCTCGACCGCCTTCGACAGCGCGCGCCCGACGAAGTCGAGAACAGCCTTCTTGACCTGCTGAAAGACTTCCTTGAGTCGCTCGAACGTCTTCGATTCTTTGAACGCGTTGAACCACGCTGTGATCTTCGTCTTGATCCCGAATAGGTCCTTCGACCAGATCAGGTAGAGCACGGCGAGCACGGCGATGATGATCAGGATCGGGCCGAGGCTCGACATCATCGCGAGGCGGATAGCCTTGAATAACTGGACGACCTTCCCGCCGACGGTGATGATGTTGCTAATCACCGGGAACAACGCACCGACGGCGAACAACAGCGGACCGATCGCCGCGGCGATTAGCCCGACCACGACGACGATCTTCTTCGCACGGTCGCCGAGCCCCTGAAAGCGTTCGGCTAGGGTGCTGAACCAACTCACTGCCCGCGTTACATACGGGAGCAGGACTTGTCCGATCGACGCGGCAGCGTCGGTCAGGCGAGCGCGTAGAATCTTCATCTGGTTCGCGAGGCTGCCCGACGTTTCGGAAAAGTCGCCCTGCGCGTTTGCCGCACCCTCGGCGATCAACGCCTGGCGGGCGAGCACCATGTTCTGTTCGCTGATCTCGCCGTTCGCGTCGACGAGGCCCATCTCCATGGCCTTCGCCTTGACACTCGCATCGTCGAGGACGATGCCGAACCGGCGGAGCGGTTCGTATTCGCCGAGGAGCCCGGCGCGGATCGCCTCGAGGGCATCGGCGGTCGGCACGTTGTTGAACGACCCGAGGTCCGCGCCGAGCGCGACGATGTCCGTCGACATCGCCGCTGCGGCGTCTCCGGACATGCCCATCGACGTAAAGATGTTCCCCAACGTCGACGCGTAGCCGAGAGCCTCGTTCTGCGACAAGCCGAATGCGGTCGCCGAGTCTTCCGACCAGGCGATCACGCTGTCGGCGGAGTCGCCGAAGACGACGCTGGTCTTGTTCAACGTCTCGTTGAGGTCCGACGCTGCCCAGACTGCCGCGCCGAACGCGCCGACGATCGGCGCGGTCACGGCCCCGGTTAGCTGGGAACCCAGACCCCGGAGCCGTGCGCCAGTTTCGTCGAGGCGTTTCTTGACATCGTCGAGGGACCGCGTGAACCCCGACGAATCGAGGTCCATCTTGACGGACAGTGTCGAGATGACGGCCATCAGCGGTACCCCCCGAGCGCGGCTCGAATCTTGTGGGCGAGTTGCTCAGGGCTCGGCTTCGGCTTCTCGTAGTAGGGCATGAAGTCGATCGGCTCGAACGGCTTCGATCGCCGCTTCGGGTCGCGGCTGGTGTTCGCGATTACCGACGCGACGATGCCCGAGCGCAGGTCGCCTCGCTCTTCGCCCCACGGCTCGACCGCGTAATACTCGCCCCACTCGAGGTATTCGCCCCAGGTCATCCGGTCGAGCATCTCCTCTACCGTCATCCCGAGGGCGAGCGCGAGGCGAAACGTGAACCGGCGGTCGGGCCGGTCCCTCATTTTCCCGCGGTGTCGCCCCCGGTGATGCCGCTGATCTCGGCGACCGCCGTCGCCAGCTTGACGACCGACCCGACATCGAGGCCGCGCAGATCGTCCGGACCGGCGAACAGCGGGCCGCCGCTCTCGTTGATCGTCCCCGCGGCGACCAGCTGAAACGCTGCCTCGAGGTTCGTCGCGAGATCGCGGTCGCCACCGGCGAACAACTCCGACATCCCCTGCACCTCGCCTGCCGTCAACGGTCGGACGAGTACGTCGCCGCCCCACTCCGGAACGGCGACGGCCTTCGTCTTCGCACGACGGGCGGCAAGAATCGCCTCGCGGTTGAGAATCGTCACAGACTACCCCCTCGCTGGTCAGCGACCGGCGAACGACTCACTAGGACCAGGTGACCGCACCGGTGATCTGGAGCGTCACCGACGCCGAGAGCACGCCCTCGACCGGAGCCGACAGCTCGAACCCGGTGACGTAGGCGGCGAACGACCCGGTATCGTTGCCAGAACCGACACCCGACGGGAGAACGATCTGGAAGTTGCGCTTGGTCTTGTCGATCATGTCGTCGTAGAGACTGCCGGAGCCGAATCCCTGAGTCGCGTCGCCCTTGAAGTTGAGGTCGAACGTGACCTGTCCCGCCTCGATGATCGTCGGGATGTACTCGCGCCAGCCCGCCGAGTCGTGGTTGGTCACGTCCTCGGTGCCGACCGAGAACGCCGGGCCGGAGATGTCCCGGACCTCGGCGATGGTCGTGAACGTCTCGGTCGGCGTGCCGCCGTTGCCGATCTTGAGCAGGGTACCGAACGAAGACAAAGCACCAGTTGCCACAGCGTTACCTCCTCGGCGGGATGCCCCGCCCTACTAGTCTACTACGGGAGCGCAATCACTCCGAACTTGACCGCCGTGTTCGACGCCTCGAGGTACAGATAGCCGCCCGTCTGCTGCCACCCGGCGAGACCGAACGGCCCGACGGTGTGGATCGCCCCGGCGGCGATCGACTGCGTCGTGATGTCGCCGAGACGCCCGAACGGGTCGGCGACGCTGGTGATCGTGTAGGTGTAGGACGACGCGCCGGTGTTGTGGATGATCAGCACCTCGCGCCCGGTCAGCGCGAACTGCTCTTTGTTCGTCGTGTCCGCGGCGGTCATCGTCACGGCGACCCCGGCGGTCGGGTTCGGTCCCGGGCTGTTGGTCCGGGTCAGCGTCTGGCGGGCCATCGGTTACTCCCCTGTCTCGAGCTCGGCGAAACCGAGCGGCTCGGTCCCCGACGTCGGCTCCTCGACGACCGCTGCGCGACGCCTGGTCGGCTTGACCGGCTCCGGCGCAGCGATCGTCTCGCCCTTGTGCCGCCACTTGATGTGCTCGACGACGTTGACCTCGTGCGCGTTGTCCCATGCGCAGAATGGGCACCGGTAGCGGGTCTGGCCCTGCCACTCGGTGAACGGGATCGGCTGCGTCACGCTATCACCTCCTCGACGACCGGCTCGGTCGTCACGTCGAACGAGAATCCGAACGCGACGGTATCGACGCCGCCATAGTTGCCGTCGCCAAACTCGTAGCGGATCGCGCCCGACGCTCCCGGCGACCGCGCGTCGCCCAGCGCGATGACGGTCCCGCCGAACCGGTCCCGGACGAACGACGCCATCAGGGCCTCGGCGATCGTGTCGGCGAAGGGCAGGATCGTCGCCACGTCGTGCTCGAGGTCCTTGCGCGGCCAGTGCACGCGGATCGTGATCGTATGCACGCCCCACATCCCCGGGCGACCGTGCGCGGTGTGCGTCGTCGCGAGCCGGTACGTCCCGCTGTCCGGGTAGGCGACGATCGCGGGCCACGGACCGTAGACCTGATCGACCGGCGCGTCGTACGCGGAGCCGAGGAGCGGCAGCGACCGGACGGTCGCGACGACCTCGCGGATCACGTCGCTAACTGCCACGCTTGTACGCCTCCTCGATCTCGGTCGCGAGCGTGTAGACCCGCTTTTGAATGTTCGGTATCGCGGCCTCGAACCCCGGCGCGAGGTACGGCTGCGCCTTGACGCCGCGCCTGGCGATCGCCCGCTGGATCGCCCGCACCGCCGGGAACACGTCCTCGGCGGGGCCGGTCTGGTTCTTGCGCCGGTACCAGATGTCGATGTCGCGATACGGCGGAGCCTTGCCCGGACCGCGCCCGAACTCGACGAACGGCGCGTATTCGACCCGGGTGCCGATCTTGACCCAGGTCGGCACCGGGGTCTCGCCGCTGACTTCCTTGTCGATCGAGCGGCGAAGCGTCCCGACGTTCCACGGTGCGAGCGGCTTCGCCTCGTGCATCACGTCGTCGCCGACGCGCGTCAAGAACCGGCGAGCAGGAGCCGCCGCCGTCGACGACTTGAGCTTCTTGCGCAGCTCGTCGAGGCCCTCGAGTTCGACGGCGATCTGAAACTCCCCGGCCACGTCAGATCACCCCGACGGTCATGCGCCGGTACGGCGCGAGCATCGCCGTGATGTCGGGGTCGCGCGCGGGCAGCGTTTGCAGGTTGCCGAGGTCGGTCGAGCCGACGATGCCGAACGGGGCGTCGGTGCGCTTGAACAGCCGGATCGCCATCAGGATCGTCGCCTCGGTGACCGGCTGCGGCACCGCAGGCCAGCCCCAGACCCCGGCGATGCGCAGGCCGCGCCGGAGCACGGGGAACGATTTTGTCCCCTTCGGCGCGATCTGCAACGTCGTGTACGGGAACGACGCCGACGCCGCGTTCGCCGGCTCGAGCTCGTAGTCGGTTGCCGACCACGTCTCGCTGTACGTCCGGTCGCCCTGCACGTCGGTCGCGATGCTCGTCACCGACACGAGGTCGTCGATCTCGGTGTACCAGGAGCCGGTCGGCGTGAAGTACCGCGTCTCCGTCGTCTGGTCGAACCGTCGGTTCGTCAGGTGCTCGACCGACCGCGACGCCGATGCGATCAGCGCGGCGAGCGTCGTGTCGTCGCGGTCATCGTTGCGGGAGAGCCGCGCCTTGACCTGGGCGAGCGTCGCGTAGTCGGCCATCGGCTACTCCCCGCGCTGCGCGTTGCGCATCGCCCACGCGGCCTCGGCGAGCGCGTCCGGGTCAGCCTCCTCGGCGGGCAGGCAGACGTTGTATTCGGTCCACCCGTCGTCCTCGAGCACGGCCAGCGCGATGCACTGGCGGTCGCCCTCGGTCCATTCAGCGCGCGTTTCGTGCGTCGGCATCGTCGCCCTCCTAGAGCATCATCACGCACTGCACGGAGTACGTGATCGAGTCCGCCGTCCCGTGCGTCACGACCACGCGCCAAATCCGCCCGATCAGGTCGCTGACGGACTCGTTGGCAACCGCCGTGATGCCGGGGTAACAGCGCAGGCGCGTCTGGCCCGTGCCGGTGATCGCCGCCGAGGTCAGCACCGTGACGTACTTGCTGCCGATGGTCTCTTTGGTCTGCAACGCAACGGTCACGCTCGCCGAACCGGTGACCGCGGTCACGTCGATAATAACCTGCACGCCGCGCCCGTTGAAGTTGGTCAGGTCGGACGAGTTGGTCGTCGCCGTGCGGGCGGCTGAGGCGAGCACGGTGACGACTTCGTTGTTGCGCTGGCGGTCGACCCCGATCCCGTTGAGCGACATGGGGATCGCGCCGCTCAGGCCGCCAGTCTGCCCATTTCTGCCGGTGTGCCAGAGATGCAGCGGAGCATTGAGGTTGTCGGCTGTCTGGAACGTATCCTGCAAGGCGGCGACCATCAGGTGCCCGTTGATGGTCGTGGTCAGGGGGACGTAGTCGCCCACAGCCGAGCCATACGTCGTAGCGCCGCCGTCATTGCGCACGGCGAGCATCATGACGCCGACGTCGCCGCTGACGTGCGGCGTGTCCTCGGCCTTGCCCAGTCCCGTCGCCCCAGCGGCGATGTTCACCGCGCCGGTCGTGTCGACCGATACCGCCTGCCAGTTGCCCGAGCCGTCGAGGCCCGCGATCGGCGTCGTCAGGTCGCCGACCTTCGCCGTTTGCCCGTCCGGTTGCCCGCTTGCCATTTACCCCTCCGTCCGACGACGCCGACCGCTCGGCGCGACGACCTGCCGGTCCTGCGGCGGCGCGGCGACGTCGCGCGTCTCGACGACCGGCACGACGACGCCGGGCGAGTCGCGCAGCAGGAAAGCCGCGGTCTCCTCGTCGAGATCGACGACCGCCCCGGCCTCGAGCGCGGTCGCGCCGTTGCGATAGTTGTGCGCCACCCGGTACCGCATGCTAGATCCCATCCACGTCGTAGAGCACGTACACGATGGCGGCGAGGTGCTCGTTGGTCGCATCCCACGCCGCGTTCGTCGTGATTTCGCAACCGATGCGATCACCGGCAGCGAACTTCGCCTTCCCGCGCTGAACGACGATGCTCTTGTTGGTCTCCGTCGTGATCGTCAGGCGGGTGTCGGCGTCCTCGGTACCACCGACGGTCGCGCCGACGGTCAGGCTGCCAGCGGTCGCCGCCGCCGAGGTGCTCGCCGCGACGGCGACGATCTTTCCCGCCCAGGGCGCGACGATGCCGTCGACCGCCGCGTCCTTCTCGCCGATCGCGATCGGCAACTGTACGTCGGTCTGGCTGGCGGCGACGGTGTGCTGGCCGAACGTGATGCCGACCAACTGTCCACGCGATGTCTGTCGGATGATAGTCACGGCAGCCCTCCTACGGGCGAGGCCCCGGGGATCGATCCCCGGGGCCGGATGCTATTAGAGGGTGATGTTGTAGATCACGGCAGCGGCTTCGATGCCGGACGCCGCGCCCGTCGGGGTGAAGCGACCGAAGCCCATGCGCATGCTGTACACGATCCGGGTCTGGTCGGTCGCCGGGATGCGCTCGACCTCGACGCGAATGCGGCGACGCCAGCCCGCCTTGAACCCGCGGCGGTTGAACACGACGACCTGCCCCTTGACGTTGTTCCCGGCGGTCGTCGAAACCTTGCCGTCGGCTTCCGTCTTCGACACGGCCATCGAGGAGATGACCGGGTGCCCGATGATCCGACCGACCTCGCCGTTGAGCAGGTCGGCGTTGAGGCCCGCGCCGTACTGGCGGGCGGTGATGACCTCGTCGAACGACGCGATATGGTCCGCCGTCTGCGGGTCGGCGACGTAGACCAGGTCGTTCATGTCGGTCGGGTGCCCCCAGTCGACGAACCGGGTCGAGTCGAGCATCAGGCCGCGGGCGTCGCGGAGGTCGGTGAACGCCAGCGCGCCGCCGGCGTCGGCAGCGTTCGCGGTGTTGTCGACGAGCGCGGCGTGACGGATGCCGTCGAACGCGAGGTAGTGCTTCGTGTCCGCCGGGTCGGCATCGTCGAGGTTGATGTTGCCGGTCGC